TTGTTGTGCCACTTGCATTAGTGCCTGAAGTCTGCGCGATTGGATTAATGTTGATACTAGTCGTACCACCGCCCAAATACTCAGGGCGCTGTAAACGAGCATCAGGGCTAACAACACCAAAGTGACTGCGAATAATTTCAGTATATCGAGTGCCTCCACGAGCGTCCCTCTCTAATAATTTTTGAATCTGAAATGATTGACGTAATTGGTTGATTGTTGCTGCTGTTGCAGCTGATAAATCTGCATACAATGGCCAAACTGGTGCGCCGGCTACTGAACTATCAGCTCTTAAATATGGGCTTGGCGAATCTGTACGTAAATAATAATCTGCAGTACCTATAGAAGGATTTTTTACTGCTACTACTGATCCTGATGGTGCGTTTGTTGCAATTGGCGCAGTTGATCCTAATGGCAGTGAAACTGATGCGCCTTTTTGTGGCCATGGTAAAGCTGATGTGAAATAGTCTTTACGTTTGCCACGTCGTAATAATGTGTAATTTGCGACTGTATCTGGTCCGTCGCCCTTGTCTACTACTACTGAATTTTGAAGATTTTCGTCCCGAAACCATTCGTTATAAATCAGGTTATATGCTCTTGTCCAGAAAGCCCCATGGCTTACTGTCCGTCCTGTATCTACTTGTCCTACAGTGGGCAAACCCATGTAGTCCTGTAATGATCCGATGGCATAACCATCGGTTGGTGACACCTGTTGCGGAATAACATACGATATTGAATCGTTTGGGTTATCCTGTTGCCCCATGAACTTTTGCCAATTGTTCCAAATAAGTCTATTTGGTACAAAGAAGAAGAAAGATTCAAGGTGCATATTGTCCATTATTGGAAATAATGGTGTTGACAAACGGGCAAATGCCGTCATATTCAAATTAAATGTGTCCCCTGGTAATACTTCGTCTACATATACGGGGACTAGATAGCCCGCATCAAACGTAGTTTTGTGCGTACTTTGACAGTCAAATTTTGATCGCGGAATTTCCGCTTTTGGAATCATTGTGAACTGATGTACGTTTACTGATTGATTGCGGTGCATTTTTTTTCCTTGGTAGTGTCCTCAGGAAGAGGGTGCGCCAGGGCGCTCCCTTCCTCGAGGTTAGTTTTGGATTTTTACTTGTTTACCCAGACTGATTAATTTTGGTTCTTCGTGTAGTGTAAATCTACCTGTATTGTCGTCGAACTCGCCGAACTCATACAGATCGAAGTCATCTGGGTGGTTATATAACTGGTTTTCTGCATCCGCGCGATTTACTTCATCGCTAAATGATCGGAGTGCTACACCAGTTGAAGGTACAAACATTGGTCGACCGTATGCGTCTGAAGCCCGGTCTTTTACTGAACATAGTACTAGTTTCATGAGGTTTCCTAAGTGAGGTTTCGTTTTAACTTTTGAAGTTTTGCTTGTTGGACTATTTCTTTGACTTTTAGTCTTTCCAGAGTATTGTCTTCGCTATTTAGTTTACCGTTTTTTTCTCTGTTGTAAAGTATTTCGTCAAATTCATATGGATTGTCCACTTTATATTTTTTATCATAATACTTAGGTGGTTTTACCTTTTTTCCATTAATAATTACGTAATCATGAGGATATACGTCTGTTTGGTACTTTTTTAGCCAGTTTGATCCTATGCCTGGCTTTAACGACATTTTGTTGTACTCAGGCATTTTTTTTATTATTTCGCCTGTTTCTTCATCTATTTTTGTATAGTGTTGTTTTGCTGCTTGTCCTGTTACTTTTTTCATTATGTATCTAGCGACGTAAGCTGCAGATTCGAATGTAACGTCTCCCACGCTTGAGTAGCCGATTGATTCGTATTTTCCGGTTGCTGGATTACGAGCCTGCCAATAACTTGCAAGCTCTTCGGATGTATAAATGATACTTCCAGCATCCGTTTTTTTGTAATATTTTTTGTCTTTGAATTGGTGTCCGAATATACATGCGTGGTAATGAGGGCGTCCGAATTGTTCGCCATATTCACCAGCCATGTAATAACGTATGAATTTAGGTGATAAGCCTTTCCGTAGTCTTTTAATGAAGCGCTGAAAATGGTCGTGATGTAAGGAGTTGTCATGAGGTAGGTTCTCATTGTTATAAGTGAGGGTTATGAAACAATTTTCTTCATGCATCTGGGCTTCATGGATACAACGCATTGCCCATTGCCGAGACCTTTCTAGCCTGCAGCCAATACATTGGCCGCAGGGTAATGATAATGTTTTGACGGTATTAAACCATCGTCTTTCTTGAAAAACGATTGAACCGTCTGCGCATTGATATGCGCTTATTGGATGATAACAAGGCATGTGAGGTGCCTGGGGGTTTTATTAGAACCTCCAGCCTCCACGCTGGGGGCTTGATCGCATATTAGGCGATTTAGTTTTTTGGCTTTGTTTTCTAAAAGATCGTGCCGACTTTTTTTTATTTACTGTTGATCTACGCATATACATTTTTTAACTCCTTTTGTGGTTAGGTGTCACCTAGCACAGTTACATCTAGTATGGTAACTGTGCTTGCTGCCTATTCGGCAGCTTTTTCTTGTGGAACTTCAACGACTTGCGGCAGTTCCACAGGGTTTACGAGGCCTAATTTAATTGCCTCGTCTTTATTTTCTACGTTATCAAGAAAATCAATTAATTTAGCAGGATCGTTTTCGAACCTTGCTCTTAAATCGGCTGGCAAAGCCATAAATTCGTCTTCTGCCGCGATTACTTGATTAAGGGCACTATGGTAGTCCATGATGCCCGTAAAATCGCCATAACGAGGCGATAATGTAGTTTCGGGTAATTGACCCGTTACATTAAATTGTTTAAGAATGTTATTAATATCACATTCGTCTTTAAAATGCTGCTGAGTCAGAGTTGCATCCTCACAATGCAACCCTGACTCATTTGACGCAGCATTTAGGTCGTAGTTGTATGGTGTACGTAAAAATATTGATTTTTTCATTTCATTTTTCCAAATGGTAAGTAGCGTTGATATTGTTCATATTGGCTATGTAACATACCCTTTATGTCCTGATAAATTGGTTTTGTACTGGAAGGTGCACTTCCAACTTTTGCTAAATTAGTTAACTCGTTTGTATACCGAGTTTGCGCGCCTTGATATGCGCTGCTTGCTTTTAATTGATCTATTTGGGCATCTCTTAATTGCCCAAATTTGCCATAGCCTGGCATCTGGGCCAGTTCTCTAGCTGTTTGCGCTCTATAAAACGCACCTTGATCATTTGATAAGTTAGTATCAGCTGCCGTTTTTTCGGCTTGTTCTTGTGTTAATACGTTTTGTGTTCTCAATTGATTAAATTGAGCTACTGCCATTGCTGCTTCTCTAGCAGAATTTCCGGCTTCGCCGAGTGGATTTGCCATTTGTGCAGTTGCACCTGCTGGAGTGCCTGCTCCACCTTGAGAATAAGCAAGCATGGGATTAAGACCTGCAGCCTTAAGATCCGCTACTGTAGTTTGATATTGCGTCCTGCGCATACGCTCTTGAAAATCCATTTGATTTGCTGCTAATTGTGCATTAGCCGCATTTTGCGCTTGTCCGCCTATATATGATGATGCAGCACCAATACCAGCTCCAAGAATGGAGCTGATAGGGCTAACTGCGGATGTTATGCCTTTAAAGGCATTTGATATGGCCTTAAACATTAGAAATGGTCAATTAAGCCAGGTACGCTGTACATTGGCATTGGTCGAGCTTTCTTTACATCAAAGAAACCATCAAATATAAATTGTTGGCCATTTGCTTCTGTACCTACCGCTAATGTACGTGCCACAGGTGGTGTGTCTTGTATAAACGTTGTGTTTAATGTTGGTAACGATGTAAATTTCTGGGCTAAATGCCAGCCGTCAATTGTTCCTGCGGCTGTGCTTCTAAACAGACCCGAAATTCGTGAAGGATAATAACGGTATTCTGCCCACCGTTCTTGATAACCAAACACACCGTTATCTTGTGTTGTGTCGCCTGTTACATATATTTCCTTGTTTAATACTGCTTGTTCGCCTAATGTAGCGAACGCTGGGAAATAAAAATCGTAACGTGTAGATCTGCTCCACATTTTTTGCAGACCCTGCTGATAAGTCAGGTCTGCTCTTACGACTACTATACCAAGTATAACGCCGTGTTCAACGAATGATTGAGTAAAGCCATGATTATGAGCGAGACCAGTACCCATACTAGCAAGTGTACCCAGAGGCGTTGTTGTGCCACTTGCATTAGTGCCTGAAGTCTGCGCGATTGGATTAATGTTGATACTAGTCGTACCACCGCCCAAATACTCAGGGCGCTGTAAACGAGCATCAGGACTAACAACACCAAA